GACCACCAAGAGCGTGCGGCTCAACTGGACCGCGGCTACGGATAACGTGACGTCCGTTGCGAATTTGCAGTACGCGGTCTATCGCTCGACCAAACGCGTGACATCCCTGGCGGGCGCGGAAGCCTCCACGCTGATTGCCAATTATGCGAACAACATCACGACGTATACGGCCACGGGACTCAATTCAAAGAGCACTTATTACTTTTCTGTTGTGGTGCGGGATGAAGCCGGAAACAAAGCGGTCTATCAATTCGCGCTGCGTGCCGGCAGTCGCACGACCACGGTAACGGCGGAACCGAATACCGGATTTAACACGACGACCGAATCGGGGACGTTCAAGAAGCAACCCGAGCCGCGGAAGTAGGAACACATGGCCAGCAAAACGGAAATCGTCAATCTCGCGCTCCTGCGCATCGGTCAAAACACGCCACTCGTCGACGTCGACACCGATGACAACGCGGTCTCGCGGGCCGCACTCACGCTGTGGGATATCGAGCGGCTAAAGTTATTGCGCGGGTTCCGTTGGCCGTTTGCGAAAAAGTACCTCGTTCTGGAATTGGTCGACGGCGACATTGACGACCCGGCGAATACCGATTGGGTGTACGCGTACACCTATCCGGTCGATTGCGTGTTTGCCCGGCGCGTCCTGAAAGACGAAGGGCGCGAGGACGATTCCCCGCCACCGTTTGAACGGGGCCGCAGCGACGACGGCGACCCGCTGATTTTCACCAATCAGACGGATGCAGAACTCGAGTACACCGTCGACGTCACCGACCCCGCAGAGTTTGACCCGTCGTTCGTCTCCATGCTCGCGTGGAAGTTGGGCGAGGGGCTGGCGTTGGGTCACTCGCGCCTCGAGAACGCGCAGAAGATTTGCCAGGAGGGCTATGCCGCCGATCGTGCGGAAGCGCAATCGCGGGGGCTTCAGGAAGCGGAATACTCGATCTCCTCGGGACAAGCGGACTTCCGGGTAAGAGAACTTTTCAACCTCGCGTTGAGCCGCATCGGCATCGCGCGAAATGTCGTCGTGGCCGATCCCGAATTGCAGTTTGCGCAGCTCTGGCCACGCGTGAACTTCCCACAAGAGCGCGATTACGTGTTGCGGTGTTTCCATTGGCCCTTTGCCACGAAGTACGCCACGGCCGGCTTAATCGATGGGCGGAACGTCACGGCGGATCGAACCGACCGCGCGAATGACGATTGGGTCTATGTCTACCGGCAACCCTCCGACTGCTTGAACGTCCGACGCCTCACGATCCAGGGACTGCGGCAGCGTGGCCACAATCCGCCCCCGTTCGATGTGGGGCGCGGCTACGCATGGGAGAACGACACCGAAGAAACGTTGACGCTGACCAGCGTGACCGGCTGGACGCCGGACGATGAAATCACCATCACGGCGAGTGCGGACCTGTTCGCGGATTCCGATGTCGGCAGCGCCATTCAACTCGTCGACGGCGAAGACGTCGCCACGATCACAATTACCGAGTTTGTCTCGGCAACGGAAGTGATTGGATTCTCCGACGTCGACGTGCCGGTCTCGCTTCAGGAAACAGCCATCACGACATGGTCCCTTGTCTATGACGGCGCGTTGATCTACACCGACCAGCCCGATGCCCGAATTGCCTACACTGCCCGCATTGAAGACGTCGCGGCGTTTGATCCGATGTTCCGCTCGGCGCTCGCGTGGAGACTCGCGTCACTCCTGGCGCCCTCGATCGCGCAAACCAAAAACGACAAGGCCGTCGTGCAGCGGTGTGAAGTGATGTACCTCAACGACCTGGTGCGGGCGGAAGCCATTGCGGCCAACGAAAGCCAGAAAGACAAACCGCGGGAAGCGGAATGGATTCAGGCGCGGAGCGGCATCTGTAACGACCAACCACCCGGTATGACTTTTCAGGACTGGAACCGGCCCTAATGCAACGTTCGTTTAGCTTTGGCGAGATCGCGACCACGCTCTACGGCGGGGCGGATCCGCGCGTCTATCAGAACGCGCTGGCCCGTTGTCGCAACTTCATGGTCATGCGGCACGGTGGGGTGTGCAACCGGCCCGGTACGCAGTTCATCGCGGAAGTTAAAGACTCGACCAAGCGAACGTGGCTCCTCTCGTTCATCTTCTCGGATGAGGACGGGTTCATCATCGAAGCCGGTCATCAGTACTTCCGGCTCTACCACGATGGCGGACAAGTCACGGTCGGGAATCCGGACTCGTGGACGGACGCAACTCCGTACCTGCAAGGCGACCTCGTCGAAAACGACGGCCTGAACTACTACGCGATTCAGGCGCACACCTCGAATGCGGCGAACGATGAGCCGGGCGCTGGAACCAATTGGGAAGACTTCTGGTATCCGCAACCGGGCAACATCCTCGAAATCCCGACACCCTACGCGACCGAACATCTTGAGAAGTTGCAATGGAAGCAAGACGGGGACGTGCTCACCCTGACGCACCGGCTGTATCCGCCGTATGAATTGGTCCGCTTTCCTACGCGGTGGGTCTTGCGCATCATCTCGACGGCGCCGAGTATCGATCCTCCGGAGAATGTTGTCGGATCGGCCTCCGATGAATCGGGCGAGTCCGGCCCGACCCTCGAGTACAAGTACGTCGTCACGGCCGTCAAAGCGGAAACTTACGAAGAGTCGTTGCCTTCCGATCCGGTCTCCGTGGTGGGCATTGGCGAACCGACACCCGAGGAGCCGCATGTCATCAGTTGGGACGCGGTCACGGGCGCGGTGGAGTACAACGTCTATTGTGATTTGGCCGATAACGGGACATTCGGGTTCATCGGTGTGGCCACCGGACAGACTACCTTTAACAACATCGGCTATCCTCCGGACCTCTCGCTGACACCTCCGATTGAGCGGACGCTGTTTGATACTGCGGACAATTACCCGGCGACGGCGACCACGTATCAGCAACGGCGCGTCTTCGCGTCAACGAATACGGACAAGTCCACGGCGTGGACCTCGCGCACCGGATTCCTAAAAAACTTTTCGATCCGCTCACCCTTGCAGGAGGATGACGCGGTCACGTTTACGGTGGTCGGCCGGCGTATCTCGGAAATCCGGCATGCGATCGAAGCGGGTAAGCTGGTCCTGCTGACGGCCTCCGGAGAATGCGTGGTGTTCGGCAACGTCGACGGCGTGCTGACTCCGTTCGCGATCAACGCCAAGCATCAGAGCTATTACGGCACGGACTACGTCATGCCGGTCGTGGTCGGCAACACGATCATCTTCGTTCAAGTGCGTGGGCGGGCGTTACGCGACCTCGAATTCTCCGACACCGTCGACGGCTATCGCGGGCGCGACTTGCAGTTGTACGCCTCGCACCTGACCGAAACCCACGTCATTGAGCGCATCGATTTTGCTCAGGTTCCCCATAGCGTCATTTGGGCCGTCCGATCGGACGGTACTTTGCTGGGCTGCACCTATATCAAAGACTTGGACGCGTTTGGCTGGCATCGTCACGACACCGCGGACGGGACCGGCAGCCTGTTTCAGTCCTTGGGCGCGGCCTCCTCTCCCACCGAGAGCGGGCGCGGTGTGTTTGAGGACGTGCGGGTCATACCCGAGGGTAAACCCGAACTGCCTAGCACGCCTCCACTAGAAGACTCCTCAGGCGGTTCGAGCGGCGGCAGCTCAAGCGCAGAGTCGAGCAGTGGCATCGCGGACGAATTCGGCGTCGATGCGATTTACGTCCAGTGCAACCCGCGCATCGGGGCGGGCGAACTCACGAATTCCATGTTCATGCTGGGGCGGGACAAGCTCTATCGGTCGACGCTGCCGTCCGGTGGCGATACGGAAGATTGGACGGTCTGGGAAGAGATCGCATTGCCGGCAAACGGCGATCACTGGAAGCGCATTTGGGGAGATCCCACCGGTATCCCGATGATCCTGGCCGACAACCGCAAGATCGCAACCAAGGAAGTCTGCAATTTAATCGCGGATCCTCTTCCCCAAACGGATAACCCCTTCGTCGCCTACGACACGATCATGCAGGTGAATCCCTACGGGGGTTACGGACGCTCGCGGCCGACGGGTGCGTACAGCGCCATTGACGGTTCCTACCTCTGCACCACGCTGATGTCGACCGAAGACAGCAAGATGTACGCCGTGACCGATTCTCCCGCGCCTGCGAGTACGCGTCCGTCATGCGTCACGCAAGAATTCATCGAGGATTCGGAGGATTTGCCCGGAGGTTATACCTGGAACCGTGTGCGCTGCGCTGAAATCATCACGGAAACCGAACTCACCAGCAATGTGCTGGCCTTGTCGAACGGGAACAAGGTCGCGCGCTGGTTCTCCGATACACCGCATAGCGACACCGGCTTTGTTCTCGTGAATTGTCCGGATGGGGACTGGCGCGATGTGGCCTTCGACAGCGACGCGTATCTCGCGGTGGGTGTCGGCGAGAACCAGATTATGGTCTCGACGGACGGTGTCTCGACCTTCGCGGCCATCACGGCGCCCGACGGAGCGGTTGCGGTCAATCCACGCGTGCGTTTCGATCCGGGAATGAGTGTATCGGGGACGATCGGGACCTTCGTCAGCACCGGATGGGAGATTGACGGTGTCGAGGGCATCATCCTAATTCCCCTGAATAGTGGCGGGACGTTTGGCACGCCACGCGTGGCCGTGATTCCGGAACTGTCCCCCACGGTCATTTTGCGCGGAGTCCTGCCGCTGTATGCCGTAGCAACGCCGGGCTGCATCGTGATCGGCATCGACACGGCCGACGATACGAAAATCATTCTCTCCAATGACGAGGGCGTCACCGCTGGGACCGAAGCCACCTACGACAATTGGGTCCTCAAGACGATCGCGGAGGCACCGTTCTAATGGCCATCAAGCACGAAGACTACGTGTGGGTGATTGTCCAGCGTGTGATTAATGGGCAAATCAAGCGGTATGTGGAGCGGTTCGCCTCCCGCCTGGTCGAAGACTATCGACTTGATGGCTTATTTTTAGATTCCTTTGTTAGCTACATTGGGATCAACGAAACAACGACGACCATGACCATCACGACCGGGGGCGCGTGGACGGCGGCGGACCTGCTGACCGTCACAGCAAGTGCTCCAGTCTTTGAAGCGGGCAACGTGGGGAACGGCGTCACGCTCTGGGTACCGTCCGCGGACCCGATTGTCGTTCGTATCGAAATCGAGAACTTCGTTAGCCCGACCGTCATCACCGGGCACATCGTCGCGGTTATTCCGGCCGGCAGTGTGCCGTCTGAATTGCGAAATACGGCCACGGTCTTTTGGTCGCGTGCGGTGGATACCGTCACGGGCTTGGATCATCTCGAGGGCGCGGACGTGGGCATTCTGGCAAACGGCGTACCGCTGACCGGTACCGTTTCGCTCGGGACCGTCACGTTGCCGCAGCTGTATGACGTCGTGCATGTGGGGCTGCCGATCACGGCGGACCTGTGGACGCTCGACTTGGATTCGCCACAAGACGAAATCCGGGACCGCAAGAAGATCGTCCGGACGGCATCGCTCCTCGTCGACCGATCGCGCGGCCACTTCCAAGCTGGACCCGACTTTGACAATTTGGAGACATTCACGCCCGAGGGTGGGGTTGCGCTGGAAACCGACGTCTTCACCGAAGGCGGCGGGGATCTGCTCAACGAAATCGTGGAAGTCCAGCTAGACACCGCATGGAAGAAACCGGGCCGAATCGCAGTGCGGCACACCGAACCGTTGCCGCTATCGGTATTGGGCATCATTCATGAAGGGATGATGGGCAAATGAAGATCCCGCGGCTACTGCATCAAATCTGGGTGGGTCCGCGGCCCGCGCCCGTGAAGTGGCTGGCGACCTGGCGAGAACTGCATCCGCAGTGGCAATACCGCTTGTGGGGCAACCGGGAACTCGTGACGGAACCCTGGGTCAATGAGCGTCACATCCGCGACTATTATCGGCGTGGACGGTTCAACGGCGTCGCCGACCTGATGCGTTACGAAATTCTCTACCGGTTCGGCGGGGTCGTGGTTGCGGCGGATAGCATTTGCCTGCATCCGATTGATGAATTATTCGAGGACGATTTCGAGCTCTATACGATCAACACCGGAGAATACGGCGGGCGGCGGGTGGCCAAGAATCTCGGCAGCACGACACCGCTGTACGCAGCCACTCCGGGGCACGCCTTTACGAAGTCGCTGATTGACGCATTGGCGGGTGTCGCGCGGCTGGCCTCTCCTCCGTGGAGTACCGGGAATCGGTTCATGCAACGGATGCTGAAACGGCTGAAACCGGACATTCAAATCTGGCCGATGCACTTTTTTATCCCCGAACATTTCAACGGCTGGCGTTACACGGGCCCGGACCGGATCTACGCCAAACACTTTTGGGGAACGACGCGCGGCACTTACGCGCAGGGGGCGTAAATGGCACTCGACCCAATATCACTCGCAATTACGGCCTTCGGTGCGGGCATCAACGCGATCGGCCAGTACAAGGCCGGACAACGCGCCAAGCAAATTGGCGAAATCAACGCGCGCTCGATCGACTACATTTCCGATCTCAACGCACGGTTGACGGAACAAGCGGCGGATCAGAATGCGGACGTACTCGCGTTCAACGCGCGCATGTATGAAGCCCAAAGTCGTGACGCCATTCGACGCGGGTACGAAGAAGAACAAGTCTTCCGGCAAGGGACGCAAAAGCTTCTCGGCTCTCAGCGTACCGGTTTCGCCGGGCAGGGGGTCGATGTAACCTCGGGTTCTGCGCTCGATGTCCAGATGGACACGGCCTATCAAAGCGAATTGGATGCGCTCACGATCCGATTGAACGCAAACAGGGAAGCATGGGGATTTACCACCAAAGCCACAAACGAAGAAATGTTACGGACCGCGCTCTTGAAGAACTCCAAACTTCAAGCACGCTCGATTCGCGAGACCGGCAAAGCGGATGCGTTATCGGCTCGGTTGAATGGGCAGGCGGCGGCCTCGGCGGGTAAGTACGGCGCGCTCTCGACGATTGCGGGAACCACGGCCACGATTCTCAATCAGCAATACGGATTTGGGAGGGTGAGTTAATGCCGGTCGTGCGCGGTTATAACCGTCAGGTCACTCCGCAAGCAGCGCCCGCCGTCGAACGGACAACCGTTCCCGGCGTCCAGGTCCAGACGCCACAATTGAATGTCCGCACATCT